TGCATTGCTCTCACTACTTCAGCCGATCAAAGAAGGGCATACGGTACGATGCAATGAATGCCTTTGCTCACTGCTACGGCTGTCACCAGAAGTACGGTAGCAACCCTGATTACTTTGTACGTCATTATATTGACACCTATGGCGAAGGTGCCTTGGAGTTAATTAGGGAAAAGGCAGAGGACATCAACCTTGGCAAGAGGATGAACAAGGAGCAGAAGCTAATCGCTAAACACTATAAAACTGAGGCCGCACGTATGGAGAACGAACGAGCCTCGGGGGTAGCAGGGTGGTTAGAGTTTGTTAGCTGGGATTAGTCGTCAGTTAACAGTCGTTCGCCGGTAGTCATGCGAAGAATTCTGTCGATGTTAGCCAAGCCAGGAGCGTATGTTTGAGCAGTGCGAAGCAGTGGCTCCATCACATCCTCTTCTCCAGACAACATTCTTTCTCCTGCCGTTAACATACCAGTGCCTGTACGACTGATAGCTTGTAACGGAGCAGGGTTGATGCTTACAGTCTGACCACCAAACTCCTGCGCTCGTATGTTGATAGCACCGCTACTAATGTTAGAAGCAAGCTGATTCATTGTCCCTGAAGCAATACCTTCTGGTGTAAGAACATCCGCAATGTCTTTGTTCTTACTGAGATCTAGTGTTTTACGAGCATCATCCCAAACGCCAGCCACAACCCCGAACAGCGCTACATACTTTCCTGCCTGAATCATTGCAGTCTTTGCGGCATCAGCGCCTTCCTTAGTATTGATGCCTTTCTCTGCAACAGTAGCTAGGTTCAAGCCAACCTCAGTTCGGATGTTGTTCATCTGCCGGTTCATGTACGACAACATGCTGTACATCATGCGAGCGTTTGGATTGTCGTTGTAGGCACGAGGCATTGCACTGGCACTAACTGGTTGCCATTTGTTCATGGCCGCGCCAGCAAAGTTCAGGACATAGCCAAGCTCATTTTTATCTAGCGAGCCGCCTTCTTTCATCTTCTGCAATGCGCTGACTGTGCTATCAAACTCAGACTGCGACAGCCCTCGCATTCCATCGTGTCGCTTTAGCTTTTCGATAGACTTTGCGTCACCCTTTCTAGCCAGATTTACTGCTCGCTGAACAGCCGTATTGGACAGCATCTCCTGACCCATGCGGTTTACTTTTTCTACGCCTGAGACGCGATACAGGGCCTTACCAAGGATGTCTACGCCACGACCTACAAGCTGTGGTGCCTTGATGTAATTGATTACCTCAGCGTTCTTTATGGTTTCCTTGCTAATCGTGTTAGCCACCTCACCATAGAAGTTCTGACCAAGGCCAAGCTGTTCGTTTGATACCCACTTGTTAGGACTTGCGCCGGTGGTGATTTTTGAAATCGTAGGAAAAGTTTCGATGATCCCGCGTGGCACTGTCTGCGCCCAAGCCTTGATGCCATTCTGAAAAACTGGAGCCGTTACGCCTTCAACAATGTTCAACACAGCGTTCATGGGGTTGGCCAGTAAAGCAGTAGATACCGCTCTTCTTGATACGGCACCGACCGCATCGCCACCCATCTTAGAAGTAATTAGTGTGGATCGGAGAGCATCCTGTAGGTTACTGCGAATAGCCTCGGCATTGCCCGCCTTCCCTAGCTCTTTCTTTGCGGCCTTGTCTATCCTTTTGAAGATCACATCAATACGGCTTTTTGGTGAAACCATATCCTCTTTTACATTGATCTTGTCGATATCAATATTGAATCGCTTGGCTACCGCTCGTGCCGTAGCAACATCCTTTGCGTATTGTTTGAGTGCCTCGACAGGGTTTGCGTAGTCATTAACGCCGAAAGCTTTTTTATCCTTGCCGGTAACAATCGTGGGCATGTAGTCGCCGTCAGGAAACTTAACAATATCTAAGTCTTGGAGAACCTTTACCTGGTCTCGCATCAACTGAACAGCCTGCTTTTCTTCGGCAGTTCTTGCCACCTTCATTGCCTGATCCCAAGAAACAGCCTTATCGTCAAGACTCCTGTTTATCTGAAGAAGCATTTTCTTTAGTGCTGGGTTGTCATCAAAGACCTTTGCCGCACCAGCAAACGTATCGTTGTAGATATTGTCGATCTCGTTGAGTTCATGGCGAACCATAATCTCAGAGTCTTCGATGAGACGAGCGGCCCTGGCACCTACGTTCTTGGCTGTCCACTCTTTAGTTCCCAAAAGGATATTGCCTATCGTCCTTGAGGCTTTACCCATGTTGTCTTCAATGCCGTCACCATCAAGGATGGTAGTGTTTGTACGCTTTTGTAAGCTGGCATCAAAGGCAGATCCGCCCCTTCCTGCGCGGCCTACATTCGCAAAGCCTTCTTCACCACCAATAAATCCGCCTTCTTTGCCTACACGCTGACGTTTAGCTTGTTTAGTTGCGGCGGCAATCTCATCAGCATTGCGAGTTAACAGGGAGGCTCCAGCGCCAAGACCAGCACCGAGGCCAGCCCCCAGTGCGGCACCTTCTAAACGGCCTTCATCTCTACCACTCAGATAGCCATACGCGGCACCTTCGGCGGCGCCAAGGGTAGCTACTTTTAATGCCCTATCTAACTTACTACCTGTCTGTGCGATCTTGGCAAGACCAGCACCAGGCACAAACAAACCAGCGCCAAAACCGACAGCGGTAATTAGTTTTGATGCCCCAGGGTTAGCCCTTTCAAAAGCATCTAGCTCTGCACGAGACTGTTGTATGCCTTGATTATAGGTATCAGCTTCGCCAGAAAGAAGCCGAACAGCGGCATCTAGCTCATCACCCACACCTAAAGCAGACTCTAAGAAGTCAACGGCACCAGAGCGAACAGCGCTGTACTCAGGCTCAGGAGCGAAATCAGAACCCACATCCCAAGGCGCTCTTGGCCTACCTATTGATGTTCTTTTAGGTGAAACACTCCAAGGATTTTTCATTTACTCACCCGCTGTTCTTCGGTTTATCTCAGCTTCAATGCGATTCATATACTTTTTAAAACCGCCGCCAGGGTTCTCAGCAATCAACATAAGCTCTTCTGTGGTTATACCGCTTAAATCACCGCCTCTTTGGGTAAATGCTTGACCTACTTTTTTGCGAGTAGACGCCAAGTCTGCAAACTCAGATACAGGCTGAATTACACCCCTGCCTATAGCGCCAGCTACAGCCCTTGCTGGAGTTGCAATAGTTTCCTCAAACCCCGCTCTGTATCTTTTTCCTTCTTCAGCAATATCATCTTCAGTTGCAAGGCGATAATTTTCTGGGTCTGTAAAGTCTCCACCCAAATAAACAAAAGTTCCCTCTTCAGAATCAATTACCTCACCAACCTCATAAGGCGACCCAGTGTCTTCTTTATAGCCCAGTTCTGCGGCTTTTTCTGGGTCGTACCGATTGATTATCCGTAGCTGAGTGTCGATGTTTTCTTCTCTAAGCTGTTGCTCTGCCAAGATATAGTCTTCACGAGTAGGCTCACCGTCTCTCTCTTTTGTGATCTGCTTTGCTCTTCTTTCTCTATCAATATCTCTTACGGGCTGAAGCATATCTATTTCAGCCTTTCTAATTATTGCTCTTTCTTCTGCGGCAATTCTTCTTTCTTCTGTAATTTTTGAAGACCACAAAGCATTTGCAATTCCAGACATTCTTGAGCGAATTGCTTTTTCAGCGGCTTGCGCTCTAGCTAGGGCGTTTGTATTGCCAGACCATTGAGTCTCATCGCTCCAACCTTTGATGGCCTTTTTGTACTCTCTGATCTCAGGGGCCATCGCTTCTTCCGCGCCCTCTGGAAGCTCAGCAATTATCTTGTCTAACTCTGCTTCTGACATTGGCGCTGTGTTAAGAGCAATAGATCTTTCGTTAAATTTATTAACGGTTTCGTTGTTTCTGATTGCGCCTGTAATGTATTGATTAGCTATCGTTGCAAATTCAGGCGGCACTTTATTTATTACGGCATCAAGCTGATCTTCGTCGCCAGATTGAATGGCTCTTTGGATTTCTTCTTGGTTGTCGCGAATGTACTGTTGCTCGCGCATAGCAAGATCCGCCTCTTCAAACCTAAACCGATTGACTTGATCCTGCCTGTACCCTTGCTCGATCTCTGGGTTATCAAGAAGCTGGTTCTTGCGTAGCGTCAAAGACTCTTTTAACTCTGATTTCTGTTGCTCCGATATGTCAGTTCGTGCATCAAGTCCATCAAGCACATTGTCAATCTGAGATACCGCAGTAATATCCCGCTTCAATCCAGCCTGCTTTGCGGCAGGAGCCATACTTCGTAGCTGAGTAATACGTGAATCAATAGCCTGCTTTTCTTGAAGCGTAGGAGCCGCGTCTCTAATCTCTTCTAAGCGCCTAATGTTCAAGGCAAGTGCGTTAGGATCACCAGACAAAGCAGATGCTTGAGCCTGACCAGTAGCCTTGCTTAGTTGATCAAAGCGTTGCATCGCGCCACGCTCCTGCTCTAAGCGACCTCGAAGACCACCAAGCTCACGAGCGGCAGTAAACAAACCCTCTTGATATGAGGGCTGAGTCATTGCTCTTAAAAATTGCTGTGAAAACTTAGCCATGATTAGTCTCCAATCCCTAAGAGTTGTCCGATACCTGATCCTACATTGCCAAGACCGCCAACAATATCACCAAATAAACCGCCTAACCCTGATGCTCCACCGCCTGAGGGTTGTGCGGCGGCGGCACGTTGCTGGTTGATAAGACCAGTAATTAGGTTAGTACCAATCCCGCCTAGTAGGTTGGCTCGTGCCTGTTCTGCAAGTAACTGTGCTTCGATACCCGATAGTGCAGTTTCACCAAAGAGTCCTGTACCAAACTGTTGTGCCTGCTGTGCAAGCTCTTGCTGAATCAAACCAGGCTGTAATGCCGCTACTAGCTGTTGCTGTGGTAAGTAACCAGCACCCAAGAACTGACCGCCTAGCGCCGCTTGCTGTGCTTGCTCTGCTTGCGCCTGTTGCATTGCGCTCAACATTGCTCGATTGCGCGCCTCACCAATGGCTGTTTGTTGCGCCATGAGTTCTGGCGTAGCACCACCAAAGGCCGCTGAGGACGTTCCTAATCGCCCCTGAGCCGCTAAACGCTCTTCAAGTGCTAGGCGTTGTCTTTCTTCTTCAGGACGCTGTGCGGCCCGTATACGCTCAAATACAGTCTGCTCACGATCTACGGTAGGTTGCATTGCTTGGCCGAAGAATCCACCAGCACCACCTAACAACTGTCGTTGCAGTGCTTGTTCTTCAGGAGAAAGCGTCATGCCTATTTCAAGACCTTCACCAGTCGGTGCCATAGGTGGCTGTACAGCATCAACTATAGGCTGTGAATCTAGTCTTGGGTCTACACCAGGAGCAACTATAGGTTGTAGCCTTGGCATTATTCCAGGCTGTGGCAAAAAGTCTCTTCCGCCCCGCACTGGCTGTGGCTGTATTGGCTGTCCTACACCTACAGGCTGACCAACAAATCTTCCTGTTGGCTTTTCCATTCCTGACTTACCTACGGTAGGTTGTTGAGGAAGTGCCATAGAAGGAGGGGCTATAGGAGTTGCTGTAGGTGGTGTAGGCAAAAAGTCTCTGCCACCTTGCACAGGCATTGGGCTAACCATAGGCTGACCACCCATACGGGCAGTAAACATAGCGCCGGTAGGAGTTGTTACCGTAAATGGCCGGAACTGCGACTCTGCTTGACCACGCTCTGCAATCCCCATTGCCTCGCGCCTAGCCTGTTCGCCAACACCACTGAGGCGGTCATACGCTTCTCTGGTTAGCAAGCCACCAGCAATACCTGTAAGCGCATTAGGGGAAGACAAGATGGATTGTCCAGCCCCCATTAGGCCGCTAAAGATATCGCCTAACCCAGCCCCTATTTGACCAAGAGCACTAGGATCCGAAGCTCCAGCCATGCCCATTATCTCGTCCATGCCAATAACCCCAGCATTGCTAGGGCCTGATAAGGCGGCATTACCTGTGCGTTGATTAACAACCATAGTTGTCTCCTAGTTAAAGTAGCTTACCTATCAAAGCCATTACGTTAATTTCTTGTAGTGATAAGGGCGATCCATCAATTTCTGATTCCAGACCTACCTGAACACTAGTGCCATATCCTGTGGTGTTTAAGCTACGTTGGTTAGTTAGCTGTCCACCTGTGAACTCTACTGTCGTGTACTCACTTTCACCGTAGAACCCAGTAATCTGCGTACCTACCGTAAACTCTGCCGTAGCGTATGTTGTGTCAAAGTCATACGCCCATTTCATAAAGACTGTCGCGTTGTTAGCGCCTACCAATGTGGGCTTTAGTTTTTTAAGGATCTTAATTCGTGAGCTATCGCCAAAGGTTAAGCTTGGGCTGTAGTACTTAAACCGATAGCCAGATCCGTTATCGCTGTATCCCGTGTATGTACTAATGCCATCAGTAGTACCGACATAAAGAGTGCCATTATCAAGTCTTGTGTATGCAGTAAAGCCTGTAGAAGGCCAACGTGTTACTCGATATGAGCCATTTTCCAACGTGCCTCGCACATCAAAGCAGTACGTTACGTCTTGTCCTGTAAACGTCAGTAGATAGAAGCCTTCTTCTGGGCTATATACCGACCTAAAGAACTCTGTTTCGTTCTGTAGTGCGGCAATGATGTCTTTAGTGATGTTGTTAGACAGACTGCTAATCGGCAAAGACTTTTCTTGGATTGTTCGACCAAAGCTTTTGAGTCCTGTATGCGACAAGAACAACACGTCTGTGCCGGTGTACTGAACGGTATCTCTATCAACACAACCAACACCTGCTACGGTATCGGCAAGTGACATGGTGGCAGGAGCCTCTGCTCCCTGATACGCAACGATGCTGTGCTTACCAAAGATAATGAGTAAGCCGTTGTGTGCCGCCAGCGCAACTATCTCGTCATAGCCGTCAGGCCAGACCTTTGAGATATCAATATTGCCGCTAGTACCACCAGACCAGTCATGCCCAATAAGTAGATCAGACCAGTAAATAGTAGATTTGTTAGCACTAAAGTCAGCCGTCCAGAGCCGACCATAGGCCGCTAGAACCTCATTTCCGTACATAGCACTCGTAACACCAGCTGCACCAGAAACGCTACTGAGCGTGATTACAGAGCCTCCTGCGTTGTCGTATACAAGTGGTTGGAATCCGCGCTGGAAGAAATAGATCTTGTCGTTAAAATCTACAAGCTTCCAGTTGTTAGCAGTAATTGTGTAGCTACTAGGCGTTTCATCAACCAGCGTAGTTGTGCCACTAATAATCTTGTTGTTACCTACAGAAAAGATCTTAGTGTTACCGGCATCATCCCTGAACTCTTTAATAGCTCGCAAAGAGTCAGTGCCAAGCACAGTCTTGTTAGTCGTAACAGCCGTATGACCCTTACGTGCGGCAATACGTCCTCGCTTGTCGATTACAGCGTTATCTGCAATCTCAGCAAAAGACGGATCTTGTGCCAACGGCGAGTCTTCGGTGTTAACACCTTTAAAGGCCGGAGCTACAAGATTGATGCTTTGCAGTTGTTGAGCCATATCAAACCGTCCTAAATACCATCTCTTCTGGGTGCTTTGCCGCATCAATTGCTATTGCATCTGATAGATACTGGTTAGCAATCTGGAAGTATTCCGCAGTTGATGTGCCGCCTGTCTCACCACGCTCACGCGCAAGTAACGCTACTGCCAAGTGAATGACAGGTTGAGCAGGAATAAGCAGTGAGTCAGTGTTTGCTGAAAGGTCTGCCTGTCGTTTAACAAGATCAACCCGAATGCTGTAAACGCCATCGGGTGTAGGGCCAACCAAGATTTGAGTATCGCCGTTACCGTCTAGACCGTTGTAAGTAAAGTACTTAGGCGCACCCTCAGAGGCGTTGGCAATGTACAGCGCATCGTTAAACCAATCCTTAGTCTGATACTCCATAAAGCAGTTTTGGGTATCGTTGAGCATTGACATGACTTTTACGTTATCGCCACCACCTGTTAGTGAATAGGTGTTGTCCGAAGCAGTCGTTGAGATTGTGAGTGTTTCCCGAAGTGCAGACCAATCTGCCGCCTGACCCACCAAGGTCTTAGCATCGTTAATAAAATCACCTACCATTTTGTTGTAGGTAGTGCTTGTAACGGATGTGGTCTCTTCTTCTCGAAGACGACGCAGTACGCTATTCATTAGGTTTAAATATGTCATACGCTTCTAGCGCCTCCAGTAAACATTCCAATCCGTAACGGGTCAGCCAACTTGCGTCGTGTTAAACCACGCTGGAACTTCTCAAACTTTTGAGGTTGGATAGGTGTAGCCGCCGCTATTTGACCTGGCAACATAGCCTGCTGTGCCGCAAGACCCATAAGTCCTGCACCCAAGCCCTCTCCGATACCAGCAATGCCTTGACCAAGACCTTCCAAGCCTTGACCGATGCCAGACACTTCAGACATCAACCCACCAACCTGACCACCTATTTCGCCTAGCTGTCCAGTAACATCACCAAACTGTTCAGCAACACTAGTCTGGAATGCTTGCTGTGCTTCAGCCTGACTGATCTGACCTTCTTGTAGTGCTTCGATATCGACGTTTACATCAGCAAATAGATCGTTAACAGTACCGCCAAACTCTTCAAATTGTTGGCGAGTGTTTTCATCTAACTGGCTAACATCGCCCTGCACTGCAATTAAAGACTGCTGTAGATCACGACGCTCTTCTGCCGCTTCTGCCGCTTGAGTTGCCGCACTTTCTTGATATTGCTGAAATGCCTCTTGCTGACTAATTTGACCTTCACGCAAACCTTCAATGTCTACGTTTACATCAGCAAACAACTCATTGACGTTTTCGCCAAACTGTTCGAACTGTTCACGAGTCTGCTCATCTAAGCGACTAACATCACCACCTACTGCAATAAGGGCTTCTTGTAATTGACGGCGCTCTTGTTCTGCGGCTTCTTGACCTGCGGCAAGACCAGAAACAGACTCCTGCAAATTGCTTTGCACTTCGCCAATTGTTGTACCTAAGTTAGTTAGTCTAGTGTTAAGCGCCCCTTCAACTGTTGATAGTTGCTGGAGGGTCTGAGCATTAACCCCAGTTATTTGTTCTAACAAGCGAGCTTCAGCCTCTGTTAGCTGTCTAGCTTGACCAGCCGCCTGAGCATCCAGAGCTTCTTGTAAGCTTCGCTCTACGCTAGATATATCTTCAGGGGTTGCAAATCCTGACTCAGCGATAGCCCTGTTGACTTCTTCCATTGTTGCAGACTCTGGGAAGTTAATTCCCAAAACTGCGTTTTGAACAATTTCATTAACATCATCTGTTGTTAAGCCCTGAGGGAACTGAATGTTGCCTATCGCTTCATTAACAATGCTATTAACTTGATCTGCCGTCATTCCTTCTGGAAATTGAATGTTGCTTATTGCTTCATTAACAACATTGCTAACTTGCTCAGGCGTCATTCCTGGAGGAATATTGCTAATAGCATCTCCAACAATGCTAGTAACATCTTCTGTGGTTACAGGCGGAGATACATCTCCTATTTCCCCAACAACCTCATTAACAAGATCTTCATACTGTGGAAAGTTTTCAATCAAATAATCGCTAGTAGCACCTAAACGCAACGCCTCTTCAATCAAGGCTCTAGCGTCACCTATTAAACTTCCTTGCTCATAAGCATCCTCTACAGGAGTAACAGGTTGTGTTTCTACAGGCGTAGGTATTCCTATTCCTTCATCTTTAGGTGGCTCAGTAGATGGCACAGGCTCGGTAGGTTGAGCGGGCGGAGGTTCAGTAGCGTATTCAGGGAATAACGCATCTGTAATTGGAGTGTCTGACTCTTGACCTGTAGCTTGCTCAGCCTCCGCATCAATAGCCTCTTGAATTGGATCCACAGGCGGTTGTGCAGGTGCCTCACTAGTAGGCGGTGCTTCAGGTGGTGCCTCGGGCGGCGGTTCTGGTGCCGGCTCTGGCTCAGGCGTAAAAGCCGGATCTTCAGGCGTTGGCACAGGTTGATCTGTAGGTACTGGCGTTGGGGTAGGCGCACCCTCTTCACCTTGCTCTAGTTCTGGCTCTGGCTCTGGCTCTAGTTGCTCTGGCTCAACAGGTTCTGGTGGCTCTACAGGCTCTGGCTCGGGTGGTGGCTCAGGCGTTACTTCTGGTAACTCTTCTGCAACATCTACAGTTTCTTCTGGAACCTCTGGCTCTGGAATAGTGCTTTCAAAAGGCTCATCTACAAACTCAACATCTACAAATCTTGGCTGACTGTCTGTTGAAGTTAACCAGTCATCAACTTCTACACCAGTAAGAATTGGTCTGCCGTCATCAGTAAACCCACCAAATACTGTGCCGCCACCAGCAATGCCTTGCTCATTTAAGTAGTTAGTAAAGCTTTCCCAGTCATTAGCATCTTCAAATGCCATAAGAGCTTGAGCATCTGCTTCGCTAATAGCTTTATAGTTGCCGTTAGGGTCAACAATAAAATACTCGTTAGTATCAGGGCGAACATTAATGCTAAACGGCATATCTGGGTCAGCCATCATGCCGGTATTGCTCCACTCAAGAAGTCCGCTAGGAACTTCTGGTGGCTGTCTTAAGCTTAGATAGTTTTCAATTTCATCATCACTAAATCCGGCTTGCTCCATATAACGTCGAGCCGCATCATCTGTAAGATTGTCGTAAGTAGCTGGGTCTAACGCAGTTCCGCGTAGTGACTCTTCTACATATTGAGTTGGGGTAGGAGTATCGGGAAGATCAAAGTCTGTAGTAATACCCCAAGCGCCTTCATCTGTTAGTTGCTCAGTTAAGTCTGCTGTAAGATTTGCAAAATACGATGCTGTTTCTGCATCCATTGCGCTAACTAAATCACTAACGGTAGCGTCAAAGTTATCCATTAGCTGAGCATTAAGATCTTCAGCTTGCTCTCTAAACATTGGGTTATCCCACAATGCTCTAGCTTCTTCTTCAGATACATTTGGATTAAAGAAGAAATCAACAACGTCATCGAGGGTGGTAAACAATCCAGCCGTAAAGACTTGATCTATGTTTACATCGCCGTTAACTATGCCTTGCTGGATGGCGCTGTTAGCCATAGCTTTTAAGGCATCATCAACAACTTCAACGCCAGTTATCTCAGAAAGATCAATGCCTGGTAATGCTTCCTGTAAGGCTGGGCCAACAACGTCATTAAGTGCTTGCCCTATACCCGCAGTTGCGGCGGCAGTTAATAGTTGTTCTGGGTCTATTGAGCCAGTGCTAACCGCTTGAGTAATTGCGCTACTTACAACAGAAGACGACACAGAGCCAAGACCTGCGGCAGATAATGCGCCACCAGTAGCCGCACCTAAAGCAATCATCATTCCCGCTTTAACATAGTCAACAAGACCCGCTTGATCTTGTTTAACTGTCTTTACATAGGCAGAGCCGTTCCACTCATACTTATCACCATCGTTGTTATAGATAGTAGATCCAACGCCGTACTTGGCTAGGAGTGCTTGATTAGCTTCGGAGTTAACCCAGTTATCGTATGCGGCTGATTGCTCCTGCATCCGCTGACCATACGCTTCTGTGTAGGCATCCTGATCGGTATCGGAGTACTGGGTAAGGTCATCACCCTCAAGAATCATTAACTGATCTTCAGTCAATCCTCCAGTAGCTTCATCCCAATTACCTACATCGTAGTCCCCAGACTGAATTAACTGCTCGCGTTCAGTCATATAAGCAAGATAGTTATCAAAGTCACCGAAGGCTTGTTTGAGCATCCCAGAACCCTGAGCATTGAAGTACTCACGTAGCTCAGCTTCTGTTACCTGCGTGGCATCGCCTCTTGCATACAGGGCATTAGGATTGGCATCACCTCGCTCAACACCTTCAAAGAACGTAAAGGTAGTAACGCCCTCTGGCTCTGAAGGCGGAGGTGGTGGAGGCGGTGTAGGTGGAGGTGCTTCGGCTTCTTCTGGTGCAGATGGCGGAGGAAGTTCTACCTCTGAATACTCATCTGGGGCTGGTGTTGGAACTGGCGCTTCAGCGTTAGGATCAAACGGGCCAGTTTCTCCAGGCATTTGTTTGGGAGGCGTAGCAAGCTCAGATTCGCTTGGCCCAGTTAAGTTACCTAAATTAATGGGAACATATCCACTTGCAGGTGTTGGTGTAGTAGGTGATGGCTTAACAGGTGGTGCAGGTTTAGACGGTGTACCAACAGGTCGTCCTGTAATGTTGCCAGTAGGTGCGGCAGGCGCTACAGCTACAGGAGATAGCATTCCTGCTGTGGTTTGGGTTGTATAGGTTTGTTCTGGAGCTTTGCCTTTTTTCTTTTTTACAGGCGTAGCAGGGCGGCCAACAACAGTAGATGGTGTTTTAGGAGCAACTTTGTAGTTTGTTAATAGCCCTGTTCTTGGTCGTCTAGCCATTTACTTTTCCCTCGATACGCCCTTAGTTTTTTCATACGAACGCATTGCACCTAATCCCAGCATACCCATCAATACAGGCATCATAGTCTCTAAGTCAATCAGCGGTATAACTACATCTACAGTTAACAAAGCCAAAACAAAGTTAGTAAAGGGGATAACCATAAAGTTACCCACCATACCTAACACACAGCACCAACCTACTGCTGGCCTCCATCCAGAAACAAAAAGCGACTTATGTGCCGCTTCTACTTTATTGATCTCTAGTTGAGCCTTGGCTAGTTCTTGAGCGTGTCGTTCAGCCATCGTTGACAATTCATGCGCCAACTTAGCCTTCTGATCTTTGTCCTCAATGAACTTATCAAGGAGACCCGTTACTGGGCCAATCAATGCATCAATCATGCAAGGTACTCCGCACCTTTAAGCACACCAACAATCAACAAGCTGTTAGCAAGAATCATGCGCTCAAGTCTTTTGAACTGTAAGCCGCCATCGTCTAGTCTTTTTTCGATACGGTCTAGCCGATCATCAATAGACTTACGAAGG